GGTGAAACTGAGTGTTCATGAATGGGATCAGTGGAAAGAAAATAATCCTGAATGGGATAGAGATTGGTCAGACCCCTCTACTTGCCCCTCTGCTGCAGAGATTGGTGAGTGGAAGGATAAACTAATTAAATCTAAACCAGGATGGAATGATGTTTTAGAAAAAGCATCAAGAGCACCCAAATCACAAGTAAAGAAAATTTAAACCTATGGCAAGAAAAAGAAGAAGTAATTCTGAGCAACCAATTGGAGTCGGTCTCACTGCAAAGCAAATGAGAAGGAAAAAACCGGTTAATTCAGACCTTCTTATAGATATTGAACCTTTAACAGACAATCAGAAAAAATTATTTGAATCTTACGCTGAAGGAAAACATCTTGTTGCTTATGGTGCATCTGGAACAGGTAAAACTTTTATTACTCTTTACAATGCATTAACAGATGTTTTAGATGATAGAACTCCATATGAAAAAATTTATCTTGTTCGTTCTTTAGTTTCAACAAGAGAAATTGGATTCCTTCCTGGTGATCATGAAGATAAGTCTTCACTATATCAGATTCCATATAAAAATATGGTAAAGTATATGTTTCAGATGCCATCTGATGCTGACTTTGAAATGCTTTATGGAAATTTAAAAACACAAGAAACTATTAGTTTTTGGAGTACCTCATTCATTCGTGGAACAACATTAGATAACTGCATTATTATTGTTGATGAATTCCAAAATCTTAATTTCCATGAACTTGACTCTATTGTTACTAGAGTTGGTGAAAACTCAAAAATTATGTTCTGTGGAGATGCAACACAAACAGATTTAGTAAAACAAAATGAAAAAAATGGCATTGTTGATTTTATGAAAATCTTAAATGTCATGCCATCGTTTGATGTTATTGAATTTGGTATTAATGATATTGTAAGATCTGGTATTGTTAAAGAATATCTTATTGCTAAAATGGAGTTGAATTTGTAAACATTTTCCTAATAGAAGAAGTTCATTCATTATTCACACTAATTGATAGAAAAAATAGTTATGAAATCGCATTTTGACCATAAAGAGTTGGATCTTAAACCATTAAGTAGGAAAACACTTAATGGTGTAAGATACTATGATGTTCCTGGAAAAGAAGGTCCTTTAAAATTAGTTTCTATTACTTCTGTAATTAGTAATTATAAAAAAGAATTCTTCGCTGCTTGGAGAAAAAGAGTTGGCGAAGAAAAAGCAGACAAGAAAACTAAACGTGCTACTAGTCGTGGAACTGATATGCATACTCTTGTAGAGCACCATCTTAAAAATAAGAGTCTTCCTAAAGTTCAACCATTATCGGAATTTTTATTTCATTCAGCAAAGGCAGAACTAAGTCGTATAAATAACATTTACGCCTTAGAGGGGGCACTGTACAGCGAGTATTTGGGAATTGCTGGAACAGTTGATTGTATCGCTGAGCATGATGGCGAACTGTCTATAATTGACTTTAAAACTTCTGAAAGACCAAAACCAAGGGATTGGATTGATGGATATTTTGTACAATGCTGCGGATATGCTTGCATGTTACATGAGATGACTGGTCTAACAGTTAAAAAGTTTGTGATTATTATGTCATGTGAGAATGGAGAAGTAGTAGTATATGAAGAAAGAAATAAAGAAAAGTATATTAGGATGTTGGTTCAATATATAAAAAAATTTTTAAATGATAAGTTGACAAAATAAAGATAATATATTAATATTTTCATATTATAATAAGTCCTACAATGTTACTAGAACTATTAATGCCTACAACAAAAAAGAAAGAAGATCTTAATGTAGAAGAACTTTTAAAAAAGAAGTTTTTTTGTTCATCAAAATTTACTCAAGAAATAGAAAAAATTGTATTGGAGAATACTGATATTAGTTACATTGATGCAATACTTTCATTCTGCGAAGTTAATAATATTGAATTAGAAACAGTTCCAAAATTAATTACAAAACCACTAAAAGAGAAATTAAAATATGAAGCAATGAATTTGAACTTTTTGAAGAAAACCTCTAAAGCTAAATTAGTTTTTTAATTGTGAATCCTATAGAATGCTACAAAACTTATCTTTCTGTAAAAAATCATTTCTCTAAAGAGAGTTATGATTTTTTTAAGTATAAGGGAAAGACTAGAGTTTCAGAGAAAACTTTTTATTCTAAAAAAGAAAGATTTTGGTTTGAAAAATTATCAAGGAATAAAAATGATAATGAAGTTGTAAATTTCTTCGTGTCAAATTATTCGAGTGTTGATGATCCATCATCTCTTTGGATTGGGGATATTATAAAAAATGGTGAAGTTAGATATTCGGAATGGATAGAGAAAAAACATAATTTATTAGATATATTCTTATCGGAGTGTGGACATATAACTAAAGAAAATTTTGATGATTATTTTAGAGTAGTTGGTAGTAGGCACCCGCAAATTCTTAAAGATCATCTAAAGGGAGATGTATGTATTGAAACTTTAATCATATTTGACAGTATATTAAATTATAAAAAAGATTTTGATTCCAAACTTATTGATCCAATATGGGAAATGGTTTCATTAAGAATGAAAAAATATTCTGTTTTCTTACAAATAAATACTATTAAATTTAGAAAGGCGTTGAAGGAAATAATTTTATGACATTTTTTGATTCTGATCAAGTAAAAGAGGAACTGGATGTAATATTAGAACTCCAACAAAAAATATATGGAAATATTCTTAACTTTGCATCTATGGATGATGATACAAAGATAGAACATATTGATCTCTTAGATTCTCTTTTAGAAAAACAAAAGATACTTTATACTAGATTAAGTTTGTCTGATGATCCAGAAGCAAAATCATTGAAAAGACAAATAGTAGATTCTGCTGTTGTTATGGGTATGCCAAAAGACGTTGATATTAAAATAATCTTTAATAATATGAGCATTATGCTTACCATGATGCGAAAGCAGATCGAGGAAAAGAAGGGTTACTAGGGCTTGACATCCCTCCAAGTTTCAACTATGGTAAAGAAGTCCACAAGCCAAATACGATTTAATCCAAATGTCAAATTTTTCTAATCTAAAAAAACAATCCGGTCTCGGTTCTTTGACTCAAAAACTAGTCAAAGAAGTCGAAAAGATGAACAACACCAACTCAAATTCAGATGAACGTTTCTGGAAACCTGAAATGGGTAAGGATGGAGTTGGATCAGCAATTATTCGTTTTCTCCCTGCACCAGATGGTGAGGAACTTCCATGGGTAAAGATTTATTCTCATGGATTCAAAGGTACTGGTGGTTGGTATATTGAAAACTCTCTAACTACACTTGGACAGAAAGATCCAGTTTCTGAAAGCAACCGTACTTTGTGGAACAGTGGTAATGATAAGGATAAGGAAATTGCCCGTGCTCGTAAACGCAAACTTTCCTACTATAGCAATATCTACGTTGTAAAAGATCCTGCACACCCAGAGAATGAGGGTCAGGTATTCCTATTCAAGTATGGAAAAAAGATCTTCGACAAGATTCTGAATGCAATGCAACCTGAGTTTGAAGATGAAGAACCAATCAACCCCTTTGATTTTTGGGCAGGTGCAAACTTCCGTCTAAAGATCCGTAAGGTCGAAGGTTATTGGAACTACGATAAGTCTGAATTTGATAGTGTAAAACCACTTCTAAATGATGATGACGCTATGGAAGCAATTTGGAAGAAAGAGCATTCTCTAGAAGAAATGGTTGCACCAACTAATTTCAAAACTTATGAGCAACTAGAGGCACGTCTGAACGCTGTACTTGGTCTTAACAAACCAAAAGCACGTCAATATGATGAAGAACTTGAAGATGAAAGTGAAGGTCGTGGATCATTCACACCTAACTTCAAGTCTAAGGAAGAGAATGTAATGGAGGAATTGGAAAAGTCTTATCATCAGAGTAAGAACACTCCTACATCATCAGAATCAAAATCTTCAAGTGTTGATGAAGATGAAGTTGATACACTCTCTTACTTCCAAACACTCGCTGATAGTGATTAATTAATCTACGTAGTAGTTAGGATCATCTGCTCTTAATAAGGTTCTGGTCAAAAATTGACTGGAACCTTTTTTATATTTCATGACAGACTTCAAATCATCTATTATAACTGGTACATAAGATGGTTTTAATAAAGAGATATTTCTTTTATTATCTTCTTTTTCTTGTTCATATTGGAAGTTTGTAACTGCCTCAGTTATATTAGTTACAGTAGTTTCATTTCCAGTTCCAAGATCCCGATATGTGACACTATAGTTTTGATCTACTACTATTCCTTTTGGTAGAACTAAATTTCCATTACTATCACTAACTCCAAGGGTTCTATAATTTCTAACAGCATAAAGATTATCATAAGTACCATATTTTTCTAGTAAAAATCTATCAAATCCTTTTTGGGAAAGAGGCCATTCATCTCTAAGGTTCAAAATATTATTTGAAATTAAAACTATCCAATCAAGAGATTCATCACCATAAATTTTATGTGCAATTTGATCTGGTCTTTCATCTCCTTTAACTTGATAATTGGTAAAATAAATTAAATTGGAGAATATATCCTCTCTAATTCTTACTCTTCTGAATAAATTTTTTACAGGAATATACGAATTAAAGACACCTTCATCATCTGGTTGTTGACTAATAAATTCAAAGTTAGGAAGTTGTCTGAAGTATTTAAGTGATTCTGCCATTTTTTATAATCCCATGGTGTTTTCTAATTTATCATAATCATCA